TTTACGATCCGCGAGGTCATCGACGACAACGAGAACCTGTCGATGCACAGGAACACCGCATACAAGGTCATCCGTTCCCTCCGCGAGGACGGACGCATAGTCCAGGAAGGGGGCAAATACATTTTAGTGAGCATCGAGGGCGATGATACGCCCACGGTATCGGAGAGTGAGAACAACGACAACCAACAGGAACACGGGAACGGCGAAGCTGGAGATAGTCTATCGTGACATCGACAGCATCACACCCTACAAGAACAACCCCAGGAAGAACGACGAGGCCGCAGAGGAACTCGCCGAGGACATAAAGAAGTACGACTTCAACCAGCCGATAACGATAGACGCCGACAGCATCATCGTGTCGGGACACACGAGATACAAGGCCGCGAAGGCCCTGGGCATCAAGGAAGTACCGACGATCACATTATCGCATCTGACCCCGCGCCAGATCAGAGAATACCGCATACGCGATAACAAGGTCGGGGAGCGTGCGGATTGGGATTATGAGATATTGACGATAGAATGTCAAGAGATGGGCATCGACCCCGCAGACCTGGGATTCGACTTCGATCCTGGGGACATCATCGACACCACCGAGGTCACGGAGGACGATTATGAGGAGCCGGACGAACTCCCGCCGACGGTCAAGCTGGGCGAGATATGGAGGTGCGGAGATCACATCCTGCTATGCGGTGATGCCACCGATGAAGCGACAGTCCGCAGATTGGTTCAAGAGGGGGGGGGGCATGACTGCTGACATGGTATTCACAGACCCGCCCTATAACGTATCATTGGGTACTAAGAATAGGGCGCTCAATGCGGTCACGGGGTCCCACAGCATTGAGCGCCCTATTCTCGGCGATGGCGATGATGGGCAATCTGATGAAGAGGTCGGCAGGACGTTATGGCTTCCTGCATTCCGCAATCTATTCGCCAATGCTAAAGATAAATGCTCCATCTATGTCACGATGCCCCAGGGCGGTACGCACATGATGATGATGATGATGATTCACGAGGCAGGGTGGCAGGTCAAGCATGAGCTGATGTGGAAGAAGAATGTGCCGACCTTTTCAATGAACCGCCTGGACTATGATTATCAGCACGAGCCGATAATGTACGGCTGGAAGAAGACGCACAAGTGGATCGGCAAAGGCGAGCATCAAAAATCAGTATGGGAGATTGACAAGCTACCGAAGTGTGACCTGCACCCTACGATGAAGCCGTTGGCATTGATAATCAACGCACTGCTCAACAGTTCCGAAAAGGGAGACACGATCCTGGACGTCTTCGGTGGCTCCGGCTCCACGATGATGGCCTGCGAGCAGACAGGGCGCAGATGCCTCATGATGGAATTAGACCCTCACTACTGCGACGTCATCATCGACCGCTGGCAGAGATTAACAGGCAAGGAGGCGGTCAAGATTGAATGACGAGAACTTGATCCCATTGAAAAAGGGCCAGCTAACCAGCGAAGAAGCAAAGAGGCGCGGAGCCAACGGCGGAAAGAAGTCCGGCGAGGCCCGCAGACGCAAGCGCGACCTCCGTGAGGGACTGGAGATCCTGCTGTCGAAGCCCATGAAGAAGGGCAAGGCCACCGACATAGAGAAGCTGAAAGCCCTGGGCAAGGACACCGTCAGCGAAGCCAACCTCACCGCCGAGGACGTAATCAACCTGGCCTTAATCCAACGCGCTGCCAAAGGCGATCCCAGGGCCTACGAGATTATCCGCGACCAGCTCGGAGAGAAGCCTGCCGATAAGCAGGAAATCACCGTCAACGGTGCGATGGACTTGAACACGGCGGACATAGACACGATCCTGGCGGAGGTCAAGAGGATGAAGGAGGCGAAGCAATGACACCCGACAGTCCAACGTGCATCGGATTCGTGGTCCCTGCCCACGAGTCGCCGACAGGTCACGCATTCAGCATCGTCACCGCCACGGACAGGATCAAGGGCGTCAAGGTCATCACGCACGAGTGCCCCCATTGCAAGCATAAGATACGGATCACCATCGAGGACGTGGACGAATGATGACGCTCCTATTCATGATTCTAATGCACATCATCGAGGACTTCCACGTCCAGGGCAACATGGCCGACATGAAGCAGAGGTGCTGGTGGATGGAAAGGACGGCATCTCCGAAGTACGACCACGACTATTTGGCCGTGATGCTCCTGCACGGCTTCGAGTGGTCGGCATTCGTTCACATCCCGATGATCGTTGCCTATGTGATAGCGAACGGCTGGACGTTCATCGACAGCTTCCAGGTGATGCTCGCAGTATCGGTCATTGCCAATACGGTCATCCATTCGATAGTGGACGATGCCAAGGCGAACAGGCTGAAGATCAACCTGGTGACAGACCAGGTAATACACCTGGCGCAGATAGTGGCTACCTATGCCGTGATGACGTTAGTATGAACGACTACGAGCTTCAAGTCCTTGACCTCGCCGACCGTATGCTGTCGACGAGGAAGTCCCTTTATCACTATGTGCAGGAGGTCGTGCTGACGTTGCCGAACTACGTCGACGGCCAGCACATCAAAGGGATATGCGACCGCATCCAGGAGTTCCTGGAGTCGGACCGTCCGGGGCTGATAGTCACCACGCCCCCCAGGCACATGAAGTCGACGATATGCTCGGAATGCCTGCCCGCATGGTTCATCTCCAACGATCCGCAGCGCGAGGTCATGGTCGCATCCTACAACCAATCCCAGGCCAGGAAGATGGTTAAAGCCTGCCGCAGGAAGTTCGAGACCGAATGGCACAGGCGCGTCTATCCGAGGGTGCACATCACCGATCCCGACAACGCCGACGGCTTCATGATAGAGGGGAAGCACAACGTAAGACCGAACCTCATAGGTGCTGGTATCGGCGCGGGACTGACAGGAAGCGGTGCGGACCTAATCATCATCGACGACCCCATCAAGGACATGGAGGAGGCTACCAGCGAAGTCATCAGAACGAAGATATGGGAATGGTACACCTCGGTCGCATTGACCCGTCTGTCCCCCAACGGCAAGGTCCTGATCGTCATGACCCGCTGGCATCACGATGACCTCGTAGGGCGCTTATTGATAGACAACCCCGGCGATTGGGACATCTACCACCTGCCAGCAATCTCCGACGACGGGAAGGCCCTATGGCCGGAACGCTTCTCCATCGACGTCCTCCGCGACCGTCAGCGTATGCTCGGCAGTCGCGTCTTCGAGGCGTTATATCAAGGCAGGCCGTCACCTGCGGAGGGCGGAGTGTTCCATCGCGACTGGATAAGGTACGGCGAGGCATTCCCCAAGGATGCCATCAGATGCCGCTATTGGGATAAGGCCGCGACCCACGAGGGCGGTGACTGGACCGTCGGATGCCTCATGGCGTTCAAGGACGGGCGCTATGCGATCGAGGACATCGTACGCCTCCAGGGATCATCGTACGAAGTGGAGCAGACCATCAGACAGACCGCAGAGCGCGACGGCCCAAGGGTCCGCATCCGCATGGAGCAGGAACCGGGTTCCAGCGGTGTCGACGTCATCGGCCACTACTCCAGGAACGTGCTGGTCGGATTCGACTTCCGCCCGGACAAGGTCACAGGCTCGAAATCGCTAAGGGCGCAGACCATGTCCGCCGCATTGGAGAACGGGAACCTCATTATCGTCAGAGGATCCTGGAACCGCGACCTCATCGACGAGATGCTGGAGTTCCCCTACGGGAAGCATGACGATCAGGTGGATGCGTGCTCCGGGGCATACCGCGAGCTGTCGCAATGCCTCGGAACGTCGAACGTATGGTTCATTTGAAAGCGCACTTTAAGTCGAGAACGTCCATTTTATACATAGGTCTCCGCGGGTATCACCTGCGAGGCGGAGGCCGGGGTCGAAGAGTGCTTCCCTATGCGCATTAAAACAGGCGTTCGGCTAATCGTTCTGTGAATGACCCCATCCCGTCGGTCGGCATCCCATGGATCGCTCCTTGACCACACGGACCGACGGGAGAACTCCGTTCTATTTAGCGCACTCAAGGGATGACCTATCTGTCCCCTCCCCCGATAGGTTGTCGCGGGAACCATGAGGGGACTCATCATCCGTTCTATATAAGGCGCATAAAGAGTAGGCAGACCATGGAAGCGCTAACTGCATACCCTCGCGGAACACCACAGAATGTCGTCGAACCCATCGACCTGCCGGACGTCAAGTCCTACCTGTCGATACGCGAGAACGACACGTCACAGGATGCTTTTCTGCGCGATTCCATCCCCATGTGCAGGGCGATCCTGGAGCAGCACCTCCCCGAATACATGATAACGGCCCAGGTCAGAGCAAGGGTGCTGGCCAAGCCCATAGCATTGGGAAGCAGGACGATCATCAAGGTCA